ATGAGCGTATCAGCGGGCATGCAACTTCTGAAGAAATGCCGGCGGGCCCACATGATCGGCCGGCGGTGCCGGCACAAGGCGTGGCGAACCGAACACGACGCCTTGATGTACGGCTCGCTTCGCGACCAGCCCGCCTGCGTCAAAGCGGCGTTCCACAACGGCCGCCTGGGCAGGCCGGCGTTCGGGAGCCAGATATGAACGTATGCAACGAGGCGGCGAGTGCCGAGATCGTCCATGCCCTGTCGATCCTGTCGCAGGCGGTCGCAGAGAAACGGACCTTCGCCCTGGCCGTCGTCATGCTCGACCCCGAAAGAGATCCGATCGGCAAGATCTTCATCGCGGGGCCCCGTCTCCGCGACGACGACACCCTGGAGCTGCTCGGGTACCTGTTCGCGCGCCTCGGCAACCTGGCCGACGGGTGCGCGAGGTCCACCGCCGACCCGGCCCAGTTCCGACTGCTCCTGAGAGCCCTCGTGGCCACGACGCCGCCCGCCGACGCCACGATCATCCTGCGCCAGATCCCACCACCGGCCCCCGGAGAAACGCGATGAAGACCCGCATGTGCCTGGACAACCCTTGCGACGGCTTACCCGCGGGCCACCTGGTCCGTGACGTCCTGCTGGCCGCGCCGGTCGAACGGCATCGGCGAGAAGCAAACCGGAAGGAATGGCGGGCGGTGGCGAAGTGGACGGTTGTGGTGGCATCTTTGCTGGCCTGGTTTTTCGTGGGATGTCTTCTTGGGGCCTGGGCCAACGATCTTCTCGATGTGATCTTCGGTCCGAAAACAGACGCCGGGTCGGTCCCGGTGCCGGCCGTCCAGGGGCGCGAGCCTCGCCTCCTGGACGGCGATTCTTCGAGGCCGGCGGCGGATGTGCGCAGGTCGAACGTTCTGTCCCCCCGGAACGCCGACCGCGCAGTCGCTTGGGCGACCAGCACCGCTGCCGGCCTTTCTTTTTTTCCGCAGGGGCTCGTGGCCCCCGTGGTCTCTCCGAGGGGGAAAGGCGTGCCCAACTGCCGCCCCCTCGTGACAAACAGGAAATTTAGGAATTCTAGAATATCCAAATTTCTCAATTGGCGGGTCACCGCCTACTGCCCTTGCCAACTGTGCTGTGGTGCTCGGGCCGTCGGGATCACGGCCAGCGGCACGCGAGCGGATCACCCCCTGGCGGCGGGCCCGGCCTCGATCCCGTTCGGCACGCTTCTGAGCATCCCCGGCTACGGCCGGGTCCACTGTGAAGATCGTGGCGGCGCTATCCGCGGTCGTCGCCTGGACCTCTTGTTCCCGACCCACGCCGAGGCCCTGGCCTGGGGTGTCAGGCAATTGCGGATTGAACGGATGGAGAAAAGGTTATGACTCAGCGAACCACGGTAGTGCTGGCGCGGGGCGACGACGTGACGCAGCTCAGCGTCTCGACCGAGCATTGGCGGGACGCGATGGGCCAGGCCCTCGCGATGTGTCTCCATTCCGACCTGGCCTATCCTCACGGCCTCCACGTGTTGGCGCGGGCCGTGACGCAACTCGCCCTCGAGGACGCGCTGCCGGGATGCGAAGAGGCGGCCGACCTGTTCCGTCGGGGCGCCGCGTCACTGCTCGAGCGGGAACGGCGGATGACCCAAGCGATCGTGGCGGCGACGAAAGACTGCGGTCCGTCCCGCAGTGACACGGAGACGAAACGTGGCGATACCAAAAAGTGAACGGCTGATCCGTGGCCGACCCGCGGGCTTGACCGACTTCGACATCCGGTTTTGCCGGTTGCATGACGAGCTGCGGGACCTCGCCCACGCGGCGTGCCGCGAGAAGAGGATCGAGGCCGGGGCGCTCCTGGCCGCCGAGAAACTGTTCGTAACCGAAGTGGCAAGGGCGAGGGCGAAGGCTCGTCTGGAGTCGTGACCATGCCGGGGACGGTCGAGATCCGAGACGGAAAGAAGCGATGCCCGAAATGTATCCAGTGGTTGGCTCTGGACCGGTTTTCTCCCTTGCGACTCGGACCCGGAAAACATGGATCGTGGTGCAAGGCCTGTGTCAACGAATCTAAGGCCAAGAAGCGTGCCGAAGAGCGGGTCCGGCCCCTGCCGAAGGCGCCGAGGCGTTGCCTGCGATGCGGCCGCCGGTTCGACTCGACCGGACCGGGAAACCGGATCTGCGAGCACTGTACCGGAACGAACGCCTACGCGTCGCCGGCTCCGATGAGAATGTTGGACTGATGTTACTGCGGTACGTCCCGCAGTTAAAAGGAGCAACTGATGGTCGATGAACGCGAACCCGGCAGTACCGAACCTGAGACCCCGCCTCTGCCCGCTCCGGGCACCCCGGAGCCCGTGCCGATGGGTCCGCGGCCGGGCCAGATCTACACCCTCATGGCGAGGGTCATGGCCGACGTTCCGGCGGTGGGCAAAACCCGTCAGGCCCCGAAAGAGGCGGGCGGCTACCCCTATCGCGGCATCGACGACATGTACCTCGCGGTCCAGGCCGCCCTGATCAAGTACGGCGTCGTTTGCTCCCCCCGCCTCGTCGACAAGGTGATCGAGACGATCCAGACCAAGAGCGGCGGCAGGGCCACGCACATATTGCTGACCATCGATCACTGGTTCTATGCCCCCGACGGCAGTGCCATGATCACTACGACGCTCGGCGAGTCGATCGACACGGGAGACAAGGCCGCAAACAAGGCAATGAGCGCGGCCTACAAGTATGCGCTCATCGAAACGTTCTGCGTACCCACCATGGATCCCAAGGCCGACACCGAGGCGGAGCATCACGAGGTGGCCGGCCCGGCCCCATCCCAGCGGGCGGCGCAAACCAGGCCGGCCGCCGCAACGGCGACACAGGCCAGGCCGGCCGCCCCGCCGCCGGCCGCTGCCCAACAGGCAGCCGCCAAGCTGAACCTGACGGAACTGCTCACCCTGGTCCACAAGCATCGGATCCCCCTCGCCACCCAGGCGGCGTGGTGCAGCCACTTCGCGACCGCGATGAAGCGGACGATCGGCGGCCTGGAGGACCTGACGCAGCCCGAGGTCGACGCCATCGCGGCGAAGATCAAGAAGAAGAACGAGCCAAGTGACGCAGGGGCGAAGTGACGAAGTGACGGAGTAATGGAGTGACGAAGTGACGAAGTTAAAAAGGAGACGGTCATGAACGTGCGAGCAAAGTTCTTTTGCAGTCGCAAGAGCGAGAACCAGGCGTATCCCAACACCGCGAAGTACGCCGTCGTCGAACTGTCGCCGGCGACTGGCCAGGGCAACGAGTCTTGGAGCAAGTACACGCCCAGCGGGAACATCGAAATGACCATCAACAACCCGGTGGCCCTGGCGGCCTTCGTGATCGGGCAATCGTACTTCGTCGACTTCACGCCGGCGGAAGTCCCGGGTCCGGCTCCCGCGCCGGTTGGACAACCGCAGGTCGACTAATTGAAGTGACGGAGTGATGGAGTGGGTGACAAGCCCCCGACGGTAGTCGGGGGTGGAGTGAAAGGAACGTCTGATGCCAGCCTACAACCGCGTGATCCTGGTGGGCAACCTGACCCGCGACCCCGAGACGAAGGGCACGAGCCTCGTGATCCTCGCCCTGGCCATCAACCGGAACTGGGTGGGCCAGGACGGCCAGAAGCATGAGGACACCACGTTTGTCGACGTCAAGGCGTTCGGCAAGACGGGCGAACTCGCCGTGAAGTACCTGGCCAAGGGCATGCCAGCCCTCATCGAGGGGCGCCTGGCGCTCGACCGCTGGACCGCCACGGACGGGAAGCAGCACAGCCGCCTCGAGGTCGTGGCGGAGAGGTTGCAGTTTTTGGGCGGCGGTCCCGGCCGCGGGCAAGCCGCCGCCGCGCCGGCGCCGCGAACCGAAACTCCGCCCGCAAGCGAGGATATCGACCCGGAGACCATCCCATTCTGACCCTGACCGTCATCCTGAGCTTGCCGCCCGCCGTGCTGTCGCCCAACGCCCGCGTGCACTGGGGCGCGAAGGCGAAGGCGGTGAAGCGTTACCGGGAGACCGCAAACCTCACAGCTCGGGCCGCCCTGGGCCGCCGCGACGTGCCGATGCAACAGGCCCGGGTCACCGCGAGGTTCTTCTTCGTGGATCGGCGCCGGCGGGACCGGGACAACCTCCTGGCATCCTTGAAGCCCGCCTTTGACGGGCTGGCCGACGCGCACATGATTGCCAACGACGCCGGGATGACCCACATGCCGGTCGAGATCGCGGTGGACCGCGACTATCCCCGCGTCGAGATTGAGATCGAGAAATTATGAACGAGACTTGGCTGGGCACGGCCCGGCGAGGCGAGGCATGGCTCGGCCGGGCGCGGCAGGGCAAGGCAAGGGACACTTTTTGAAAGGAGATGCGAACATGATTAGCTTTCTGAAGTTCCGTATCACGGGCACCTACGCACTGTTGCAGAACAACCCGGCGGCGATGCTGGCCCCGCCGCCTCCGCCCGGTCCCAAGGGACCCACGGAGAAACCGCCTCTCGAACAACAAGCGGAGGCGGCGGCGTACAGGCTGAAGAGCGGTCAACTCTACATTCCGGCGATCGCTTTCCGAAAGGCCCTGCTCGGCGCCTGCAAGAACAAGACGGTGAAACCGGGGGGCAAGGGAAGGGGTGTCCAGGTCGTGACGTTCATGAAGGCCACGGCTTTCACGGAAGCCCTTGAGGCCCCGCTGATCCATCCCAAAACGCGCAAGGCCATCACCGACTTCGATGTGGACGTCCGGCGGGTCGTGATGAAAGGAACGGGTGGGGCCATCGCCCGTGCCCGACCGCTGATTCGCGAGTGGGCCACCGAACTGGTGATGGAATGTGACAGCGACTTCGTCACCCCCGCGATGATTCTGGAATTGCTCACGTTGGCGGGAAAGATGATCGGCGTCGGCGACTACCGGCCGGAACGCGGCGGTCCGTTCGGGCGGTTCACGGTCCAACTGATTGACTGAGAATGACGGATAGTCGGCAAGGCGCGGCTCGGCTGGGCGGGGCGCGGCGGGGCCTGGCCTGGCAAGGCAAGGGACGTGTTTTGAAGATGAACTTCGGCGTTGGGATCGAGTTTTTAAGGAACCGGCTCGGCGGGGTTCGGCAAGGCTCGGCGTGGCAAGGCAAGGCAGGGCAGGGCACGGCAGGGCCTGGCGCGGCAAGGCAAGGGACACTTTTTGAAAGGAGATGTAGATGCGTAAGATACCACTGGCGGAAATCGTCCTGAACTTCACGTTGTACCCTCGGCGCGTGGTGGACGGCCAGCACGTTCATTACCTGCGCGAGGCGATCCGGGCCGGGGCGACGTTGCCGCCCCTGGTGGTCTGGCGCAAAGGCAACCAACTGGTGGACGGGTTCCATCGCCACGCCGCTTACAAGGCGGAGGGAATCGAAGAGGTGGAGGCGGTCGAGAAGGATTACGCCAACGAGAAGACGGCCTTTCTCGACTCGATCCGTTTCAACGCCTGTCATGGGCGCCGGCTCGATTCTTGTGACCGCACGCATTGCCTTCTGCGTTCGGAAGAGCTTCACATCGAACCCACACTTCTGGCCTCCGCGATGAACATCACCGTGGATGCCCTGGGCGAACTGAGGGCGACGAAGGTGGGTCAGATGCGGGCCACGCCGGCGGGCGGGCCGGGTCTAGAAATTCCGCTGAAGCATACCATCCGCCACATGGCGGGTCGAACCCTGACGAAGGATCAGGCCGAAGCGAACCAGGGCCTGGGCGGCATGAATCAACTGTTCTATGTCAATCAGGTGCTCCTCTTGATCGAGAATGGCCTCGTCGATACCGACAACGAGCGGCTCGAAGAAGGGTTGAGGCACCTGGCCGAGTCACTGAACAAGTACCTGTCCAAGATCGGCGTTGGGGCCTGAGTCTTTTTGGAAACTGGCGCGGCCTGGTAGGGCGAGGTAAGGCCTGGCCAGCCCGGGCGAGGCAAGGCAAGGGAAGATGTTTTAGACTTTGGGAACTTTGAGACTGGAGGTTGACCGATGGCGAAAGCGAAAAAGAAGGGTGTGAAGGGCAAGGCGGCGAAGTCCGCGGGCGTGCAGCGGATGGACCTACCCGTCGACAAGCTCCGCTTGGAAGCCGAAATCCAGACCCGGGTTGAGTTGGACAACGACCGGGTTGTCCAGTTCGCGGAGGCGATGCGTGCGGGCAAGAAGTTCCCGCCGATTTCTGTGTGCTACAGCGACCCGCTCCACTACGTGATCGACGGATTTCACCGGACCGCCGCGGCCAGCCTTGCCGGCGTCAAGTTCCTGCCGGCGGAGGTGTGGGTCGGCGACCGAAAAGCGGCACGCTGGGCCGCGGCCGCGGCCAACAAGGAACATGACGATACCGGTCTGCATAGGACGAATGCCGACAAGGCCAAGGCCGTGCTGGCCGCCCTGAAGAGCAAGCCTGACCTCTCGGACCGGGCCATCGCCGAGCACGTCGGCGTCAGCCCCACGATGGTGGCGAGCCATCGCGCCACTGCAAACTCTTGCAGTCAACCTGACCGGACCGGCCGGGACGGCCGGACCATCGACACCGCCAACATCGGCAAGTCCGTCGACCCGCCGCCTGACCCCGACGCCATCCCCATGGGCGACGATGAACAGCCTGACGGGCATCCCGCCGCCGCGCCCGTCGCCCCGGCCGCGAAGGTACACCCCGCGTGCGACCAGGTGGGCCAGGTCCTCGACGTCGCGGTGGTCGAGGCGTTTGCCCGGCGCGAGGAGATCACCCACCTGATGACTGTGATCTCCGACGTCAAGGTCAAAGTGACCCAGGCCGTCGAAGCCAAGGACCCGCTCTTCGCCGCCTTGAACCATGCGCAGTTTGTTGCGGACTGCGCCAACATCCACAGGGCGCTTCGGGCCTGCCGGCCCCATGCCGCCTGTCCCTACTGCCGCCAGATGGGATGCAAGGCCTGTCTCGACCGGGGCTGGGTCGGCGAATTCGTCTACAACGCGGCGCCGGCGGCACTGAAACATGCCGCGGCAGCCGGGGCCGCCGCCGTCGATCCTGAGGAGGCGCCGCCGGAGACGGACGGCGAGCCTGGCAAACCCATCGGTGGCGATCCGATCTGCTCCGCCTGCGGCGAAGAGGCGGAAACGCTGTACACATGCGTAAAGTGTGGTGGTGCGTTCTGCGAGGACTGCATCGCGACCCGAACGCTCGTATGCGAGCAGTGCAATAAGTCGAAGACTCGCTGAGGCGAGGACAAGTAAGGAGATGGAACGTGGCAAAACTCAATGATCCGGTTCGTGTCGAAGACTCGCTGCGGCGAGCCGAGGAACTGCAGACGCTCGATGCTCTGGGCCAGATCGTAACCGCCCTGGAACCTTTGGACCGCGAGGCCCAGGTCCGCATTCTCAAGACCGCTGTCATCTTGCTGAAGCTCTCCCCCGACGTGTGACAAGGAGATGTGTTGAAACTCCGTCCCTATCAATCCGCCGCCGTCGCCGCCATTGAAGAGGCGTGGAAGTCCACGGCCGCGACGCTGATGGTGCTTCCGACAGGCACGGGCAAGACCGTAGCGTTCGCCCACATCCTGGACCGGATGCCACGCGGCCGGGCCATGGTGGTGGCCCACCGCGAAGAGCTGATCTGGCAGGCCAGCGACAAGATCCACGCCGTGACGGGTGAGAAGCCGGACGTCGAGATGGCGGACCTTCGGGCATCGACCACGCTCTACGGCAAGGCCCGGTTCGTCGTCTCCTCGGTCCAGACCCAGTGCGCGGGACGCGACGGGGGACGGATGGGCCGATTCCATCCGGAGGAGTTCGCCGTGCTGGTGGTCGACGAGGCGCATCACGCCACGAGCCCCACGTATCGACGTGTCATCGATCACTACCGTCAAAACCCCGCTCTCAAGGTCCTGGGTTGCACCGCGACGCCGGACCGCCACGACGAGCAGGCCCTGGGTCAGATCTTCGAGTCGGTCGCCTACGACTACGAAATCCTCGACGCCATCAACGATGGGTGGCTCGTGCCGATCCGGCAACGCGCCGTGGTGGTGAAGGACCTGGACCTCTCGAGCGTGAGAACCACGGCTGGCGATCTGAACGGCGCCGACCTGGCGCGGATCATGGAGTACGAGGAGGTGCTGCACGGCATCGCCACGCCCACGATCGACTTGGCGGCGGGCCGAAAGACGCTGGTCTTTGCCGCCTCGGTGGCCCACGCGGATCGGCTCTGCGAGATCTTCAACCGGCATTTGCCCGATTCGGCCCGGTTTGTTTGCGGCACAACGCCCAAAGAGGAACGGCGGTCCATGCTGAAAGACTATGCGGCGGGCCGATTCCAGATCCTCACCAACGTAGGCGTCGCAACGGAAGGGTTCGACGATCCCGGCATCCAGGTCATCGTCATGGCCCGGCCCACGAAGAGCCGGGCCCTGTATGCGCAGATGGCGGGGCGGGGCACCCGGCCGTTGCCCGGCCTGGTCGACCGATATGACGCGCCGGAGAACCGGACCGCCGCCATCGCCTCGAGCGCAAAGCCCGCGTGCGAAGTGATCGACTTCGTGGGCAACTCGGGCCGCCACAAGCTGATATCGACCGCCGACATCCTGGGCGGTACCTACGCCGACGACGTCGTGGCCCGGGCCCGCGAGATCGTCGAGAAGGCGGCCGGCGCCGCCGTGGACATGGGTGAGACGCTCCTCGACGCCCAGCGCGAACTCGCGGAGGAACGCGAACGGGAGCGGCGGCGGAAACTCCGTGTCGCGGCCCGGTGGGTCGCTCGCGACGTCGACCCGTTCGACATCCTGGGCATCGAGCCCGTTCGAGAACGGGGCTGGGACAAGGGTCGGGTTCTCTCTCCGAAGATGGCCGCCCTGCTGGAGAAACAGGGCGTCTCGACCCACGGCCTCACCTTTGCGGAAGGTCGGCGGCTCTGTGCCGAAATATGCAAGCGGTTCGATGAGAAAAAGTGCTCGTTCAAGCAGGCCCGGCTCCTCGCGCGGCATGGCTACGATCCCGGCGTGAGCTTCGTCGAAGCCCGTCGCCTCATTGACGGCCTCGCCGCCAACGGCTGGCGCCGGCCCGACGAGCCTGTGGCCGCCCCCGTCATTTCACTGGAGGAGATTCCGCTGTGATAACACGCACGAAAGTCTGTTGCTGGCTGAGCGAAAACTACCCATCCGTATTCTACGACTCGTGGTGGCCGAAACGAACCCCCGCCATTGACGCCCTCGCCGACTGTCTGAACACAGACGGCGTTTGTCGTACCGTCCCTATGGCTCGCGGGTCTGGCAAGACCAGCCTGTCGTTTGCTTTCGCGGAGTACGCCATGACGATTCTTGGAGAGGGCTCGGTGATCGTTGTCAGTTCATGCCCAGCCGCGTCCTTCCCTTGGTACACCGGCCGGCGCCTGAGAATACTGGCCGGCCTCAAAGGACTTCGCCGTCCGCGACTCGTGATTCTGGACGATCTGTGGGCATACGAGGGTGCCTGGTCAGCGGCGAGAAACGCCATGGTACAGAGGTGCGGGAACAATTGGAATGTGTCGGTTCTCTCGCTCATCCGGTCAGCGTGTTGCATCTCAAAGGCCCGGTATGAAAAAGACCGTTGACATCGAGGTACGGGAACTGCCTGCGGACGCGGAGCTGACCGATCGCGACCGCGAGGACCGGATCGCGATGGGCCTGCCCGGCGGTCCGCCGTGGCCCGATGTCAACACCCGGTGGTGGGACCGGCAAGGGCGTGAGTGGATGCTCTGCCGCGACGATACGTTTTGGACCTGCCTCGACGCCCTCGAGCGCCTGCGGCCCTCGCCAGGCCGATGCTGGCGTTGTGGTTGCCCGTTGAAACCCCTAAAGAGTGACCACTCGCCTGTTCCGCACCAATGCGACTGGTGTCTACAACCCCGCACTTGACCCCCGGCGAGTACGCCAGGGAAAACCAGGACCTCAGGACACGAAAGGAATGGAGATGGCAAAGCGAAAGTCGGACCCGCCTGAGAAGGCGGCGAAATCGAAGACTCGCCGTGGCGAGAAGATGTGCCGCGTGTGCGGTGAACCGATCGATGTGCCGGGCAAGGACGAAATCCGGTGCCTGAGTTGCTCGGCGGCGATAGGCACGGGCAAGGAGCCGCCCGGGGGTGAGGGAACCGTCGAGATCGCCCGGATCGCCGACCCCGAGGGCAACCACCGGGTGGGCCCCGACGCCGCGATCGGCGCCCTGGCCAGGTCGATGGCCACCGAGGGCCAACTCGTGGCCATCCGCGTCCACGAGCACGCGGACAACAAGACCAAGGGATACATCCTCGCCTTCGGCCGGCGGCGGATCGAAGCGGCTACCCGCCTGGGCTGGACACATATTCGCGCAGAGATACTGCCGCCCGTCGACGCCCAGACGATCCGGCAGGAATCCGCCCTGGAGAACCTGGAGCGGGCCAACCTCAACGCGCTCGAGGAAGCCGTGGCCGTGGCCGCCCTCCTGGAGAGCATCGCGGGCAAGCGGTTCGGGCCAGGCATGGATGCGGAGGCCGCGGTCGAGATCCCGCCCGACGCCATCGTCCAGGCCGCGGCCTTGCTCGGGCGCAGCACCCGGTGGGTCAAGGACCGGGCCCTGTTGCTCCGGTTAGCTCCGGCGGTCCGCGACATGGTGGCCAACGGTATCCTTCCGTTGGGCCAGGCCCGCGAGATCGCTGTCCTCGCCTCGGCCGAGGTCCAGGAAGACGTCGCCGGCAGCGCGGTGAGCGAGTGGAACGGGGACACCAGGATCCTCGCCGTCGAGACCCTTCGCTGCATGGTCTCCAGTCGCCTCAGCACCCTCAAGGGCGTGCCGTGGGAGCTGGGCATCAGCTTCATTGGCAGGCCCGCCTGCGACGCGTGCTTTTCGAACACGGCAAAGGCGGGCAGCCTGTTCGACGACGCGGAGACACCTGAAGCCCGCTGCCTCAACCTCAAGTGCTATGAGGATAAGATGCGGGCCGCCGAGAAGGCGGTTCGGGCCACCGTGAGGGCCCTCGCCAAGAAGAAAGAGATCGGGGCTACAGCGGCCCAGGTCGTTGACTACGCCCCCGATTTCGTGAAGACCGCCAAGGTGGCCCGCGAGCTCGGCAAGGCCCGCGACCCCGAAAGAGCGGAGCGCGAGCAGGAGCGAACGGACGCGACCCGCGTGCCCTGGGACCAAACGCCCGAGCACAAGCACAACATGGCCCTCCACGCCTGGACGACGGCCCGGAACAAGGCGCTCTGGACCGCCCTGGCGGCGAAGCCGATGGCCCTCGCCCTGTGGATCCTTTGGACAGAGACGCCGGGCTATCGCCGCTTGGTGGGATGGGGCGACATCGGCAAGGCGGCCCGCCCCAAGGTCGAAGCGATCCTCAACCGGATCCTCGCCGGCGACGAATCGTTGCTCGTGGAACTCGCCGCCGACTTCGTCAAGGAGCACCACTCCTGCGAGCCCGAATCCCTGATCCCCGCCCTGTGCGATCGGCTGGGCCTCGTGCTCGATCCCGAGCCGAAGCTCCAGACCTTCGTCGCCGCCGCGGAAGCGAAGAAGGCCAGGCTCCCGGCGGCAAAGCCGGATGCCAAGGGCAAGGGCAAGAAGCCGAAGGGCGTCGGGGATGCCAACAAGGACTGCGATCACGAGTGCGACACGTGCGACGCAGCGGACTGCGGGAACTGGACCGGTGAGCCGACGCTGGCTTGAACTTGGAACCCTCTTCAATGCCCGACGATCGCAATTCCAAGCTCGCCGCCCTTCTGGCCGAGGCGGTTGACGACACGCCCGACGACGACGAGGCGCTGTGCCGGCGACGTGAGGCATCGCCGCCGCCTCGGCCCCTTTGCCCCGACTGCAACGACGTCGCCGGCGACGGAATCAATTGCCCCGTGTGCCAGGCGATCAGGGCCGCGCGGCACCAGCGAACACCTGACGAGCAAGCGGCCTATGACAAGGCCAAGCAGACAAGACCCATCGACGCCACGCCTGTGCGCGATTGGCGCCGACACAAGCCTTTAACCTCAGGGGAACGCCCCGGGGACAACGTAGGTGAACCGTGCGCCGGAAGCATTGAATCGATGCGACCGCCTATCCAGGCGGGAGAGGGCGGTGCGAATCCGACCCCGGCGCTCCATGAAGACACGAAAGGAATTGACATGGCTGCCAGATTACCGAAGACGAAGATGCCCCCGCTCATGGCGGGAACGCCGCCCCGAGTCGGGGCGAAGCGATGCGAGAACCCGAGGTCGAACCCGAAGTGCTCGGGTACGACCACGAAACAATTCTGCCGGAGCTGTGGCATCCTGGAGAGCCGCATCGCGAGAGGCTTTGTGGATGGGGACGCGGTGCCGCCGGCGGCGCCGCCCCAGGAACAGCCGGAGCGGGTCGATGCCAAGACTGCGGTACGTCCCGCAGTGGCCCGCCACGTCGTGTCGGATGCCGACGGGTCGGCAGTGCACGTGGTCATCAATGCCCGGGCTGCCCGTGTTGTTCTGGAGGTCCTCGACAACCTGGCGGCGAAGTGGATGGGCCAGGTTGCCGGCGCCGAGAAGAGCGACGATCCGGAAGCCGATCTCATCCGGGTCCGCGAAGCGTACTACATGGGCCTGGTCGCGGGTTCCATCCGAGTCGGCCTCGCCACGTGACCCGACCCGTGGAAAGAGAGACCGACCTCCTTCCGCTACGCCGATGGAATCCAGGGCGTGGCGGAGGAGTACCTGCGAGACGGAAACCAGCCCCTGGCTGCCCGGCTCTTGACGATCGCCGAGGAAGTCGAGGTCCTGGTCGGACGTGAAACGCGGCGCCGTAAGGCGGACAGGCCGCTGGCGGCCCCGCAGTCAACTGCCGCACCGGACCGAGCATGAAAGGTGTGCTGGCGTGATCAATCTGCGTTTCGGCAAGCTTCTGATTCTATCCCGTGCCCAAGACGCCGCTTCTGGAAACTGGCAGTACCTGTGCCAGTGTGACTGTGGACGCCAGAAGGTGGTTCGTGGCAGCCACCTGCGATGCGGCGAGGTCGTCAGTTGTGGATGCGTTCAAATGGAGAATCGGAAGGCCTTGGGAAGAGCAACGGCAACTCACGGTCATTCCGTTGGCGGTCATCCGAGTCCGACATACCGGTCCTGGTCTGCCATGTGGTATCGCTGCACCAGTCCAAAGCATCCGCACTTCAAGGACTACGGCGGACGCGGGATCGAAGTCTGCGAACGCTGGAAATCGTTTGCCCTGTTTCTTCAAGATGTTGGGCAAAGACCGCCCGGGAAAACTCTCGACCGTCTTGATTGCCACGGGAATTACGAGCCGGGAAACTGCCGTTGGGCAACAAGCGAGGAACAACAACGGAACCTTCGTACCAACCGCCTGCTGACCTTTGACGGCAAGACGCAGTGCCTGACGGCGTGGGCCAAAGAAGCGGGAATCAAGAAGTCCACGTTGCGAGAACGGCTTGAACGCGGCTGGTCGGTAGAAGCCGCACTGGGGATAACCAGTGTCAAAATGGATACGGGTGTCAAAGCGGAATCCGTGCATGATTTGTAACCGTTCCGACTGGTGTGGCTACTCCGCCGATGGGCAACTCGTGTGCTGTATGCGCGTTCAGTCCGATCGGCCCGCGCGCAACGGCGGCTGGTTACACGATGCTGGTGCCACGCCGAGACCTTACGCACCCAGTACCTCGACGAAGGCCCTGGCCCCGCCGCCCGACCTTGAGGGGTTGCACCGCTGGTTCGTCAACGCGGTGCGACCCCCAGCCCTGACCGCCCTCGCCGAGCGGCTCGGCGTCCAAGCAAGCGCCTTGACCCGACTCGGCATCGGATGGGCCAAGACGCATCACGCTTGGTCGTTTCCGATGTTCGACAGCAAGCAACGGCTCGTCGGCATCCGCCTTCGAGGAGCCGACAACGGGGACAAGTGGGCCGTGGAAGGCAGCCATAACGGCCTGTTCTGGCCCAACGACCTTCGACCCCAAGGGCTATTGCTGGTCTGCGAGGGCCCGACCGACACCGCGGCTCTCCTGGGCCTCGGCTACGACGCCATCGGCCGGCCTTCTTGTAGCGGTGCGGTCGAGATGGTCATCGAAGCGATCCGAGGCATGCCCCGCCGCGACGTGGTCATCGTGGCCGACGCCGATCCGCCGCGAGTCGATGCCCAGGGTCGCATCATCAGGCCCGGGCTCGATGGGGCGAGACGTCTCGCCGCAGAGCTGACCGCGGCGGGCCGCCGGCCCAAGATCATCCTGCCCCTCACCCCGCACAAGGACGTGCGTGCCTGGGTTTGCGCAGGGGCCACGCGGGACGCCCTGGACGCGATGATCGCCACAGCACGCTACTGGAGAGGTACATGACGACCCTGAAGCAGCCTCAGACCCACGCGGAGCGTGCCGCCTGCCTCGCCGAGACCGTGCGTTGGAAGCACGCTGAGATCGCAATTCGGACGGAGGGCGCCGCCCGCATCCTGGCGGGTGCCCAAGTCGACCTGGCTGCAATGGTCCACCTATACGAGCAGTCCCTGGCCGAAACCACCTGGTGCCGAGACGAGGACTTCTGAACATGGCTGACTGGATTCCTTGGACGAAAGGGTTGCCGCGCAAACCCGAAGTGATGCAGATCGCCCGCGTGCTCAAGATCACGCGGTACGAAGCGGCGTGCCGGTGCATGGCGGTCTGGGAATGGGCCGACGAGAACACCGTCGACGGCACGGTCGCGGGCCTTGTCGCTGCCGACCTGGACGAACCTGCTGGCATCGCAGGGTTTGGTGCAGCCATGGCTAAGACGGGTTGGCTCCAGGTCGACGACACGGGCGTTATCTTCCCCAATTGGACACGCTGGAACGCGAGGTCAGCCAAAGAGCGAGACCAGGCCCGCGTCCGCATGCGACGACTGCGAACTCAAGCGTAACACAAGCGCAACGAACACCGTAACATTTGCGCAACACACCCGTAACCGATGCTACGCACAGTACAGTACAGGACAGGACAGGTAAACGTCTCAGGAAAGAAGTGTAGGAGTACTGAGGAATGGTGGACGTCGACGACATCCCGATGAGCGACGCGGAGGTCGCGGTTAGTTCAAGCCGCCCGCCTTCGATGGGGCCGGTGTTCGGCCTGCGTGCACCTGGTGCCAGCGATTGAGCCGCGCACGCACCCGCCGCGACCTGGCCATCCCCGCGGATGTACGCAGCGGCCGATCGATCCATCCGACGACGACCGCGAGCATGCATGCATATTCTTTGATGGGCGAGAGACCCACGAAAGCCAGCATGAAGACCCCTAGCGCCAATGGTACGCAAGGAATGGTATACATGGGATGCTACCCCACCCATTGGGGGTTGTTAAAGGTACTACCGGCCCATCCCCATGCGGCCGGGCTCAACGAACCGCCGCGCCTTGACACAGAGTTGGTTGTTTGCAGAAAAATGCGATGGAGGAGTCCATGACGACGACTTGGGCAGGCACCGAAAGTCTGCGGCCACTGCTGCAGCCCCTGGACGACCTGCGGACCGACCCACGCAACGCCAGGTCCCATGACGACCGCAACCTGGCAGCCATTGCGTCGAGCCTCCGCCGCTTCGGGCAGCAGAAGCCTATCGTGGCCGACGGAGACGGCACCGTGGTGGCCGGCAACGGGCAGCTCGCCGCCGCCAAGTCCATGGGCTGGACCCACCTGGCCGTGATCCGCACCGACCTGGCAGCCGGCGAGCGCACAGCCTACGCCCTCGCCGACAACCGCACCGCCGAGCTTGCGGACTGGAACCGCGAGACCCTGGCAGAACTGGTGGCCGAGTTGCAGCGCGAGGACGCCAGCCTCCTGGACGCCGTCGGCTTCGGCGATGACCTGGCCAGCATTCTGGCCCCGCCCGTTGCCCCTCCGGGTATCAACGACGTCCCGGATCCACCCGACCAAGCCATCACCCATCCGGGTGACCTGTGGGTCCTCGGCAACCATCGCCTCCTATGCGGCGACTCGGCCACCGCCGCCGATGTGGACCAGCTCCTGGCCGGCGCCGCGGTCCACCTGGTGAACACCGACCCGCCGTACAATGTCAAGGTCGAGCCCAGGAGCAACAACGCCATCGCCGCCGGCCTCTCGTCCTTCAGCCTGACCCACCACCAGAGCTTCGACGTGGCCCGCCAGGGCGCGAAGTCCGCCACAAGCAAGAAGATGCGTCCGAAGGACCGGCCGATGATCAACGACTTCGTCTCAGAGGCCGAATTCGACGCCATGCTCAAGGCCTGGTTCGGCAACATGGCCCGCGTGCTGCTGCCCGGCCGCGGCTTCTACATCTGGGGCGGGTACGCGAACTGCGCCAACTACCCGCCCGTGCTCAGGGCCGCCGGGCTCTATTTCTCGCAGGCCATCATCTGGGTCAAGGAGCACCCCGTTCTGACCCGGAAGGACTTCATGGGCAACCACGAGTGGTGCTTCTACGGCTGGCGAGAGGGCGCCGCCCACCAGTTCTTCGGCGCCGACAACGTCTTCGACGTCTGGGAGATCGCTCAGGCCGACGGCGCCGGCAAGAAGGTGATGGACCTGGCCGACGGCTTTGCCCTGGGCGACGAAGACGGACCCCGACTGGCCATCACCCCGAAGGTGCCGGCGGCCGCCAAGGCCAGAATGATCACCCTGGCCGACGACCGCCCGTTCTACTTCTACGCCGCCGGCCCGAGGGACGTCTGGCGCGTGAAAAAGGTTTCGCCGCAGAAGATGGTCCACCTGACCGAGAAACCCGTCGAGCTGGCGATCCGGGCCATGCACTACTCGAGCCGTCGCGGCGAGAACGTCCTGGACCTCTTCGGCGGCAGCGGCTCGACTCTCATGGCCGCCGAGGTCGCCGGCCGGCACGCCTACCTGATGGAGCTCGATCCCCCGTACTGCGACGTCATCATCGAGCGGTGGGAGAAATTCACCGGCAAGAAAGCAACGAAAGGATGACCCATGGATATCATTGTCACGACGCCCAGGAGCGAGATGGCCAACGCTGCCCGCGAGGCCGCGGATTGCATCCGCGACGGTGGCGGCCAGTACTTCCGCCGATTTCCGCTGCGGCAACACCCGCTCGTTGAACCCGGCGATCGCGTCTACTACGTCGAGGACGGCTTCATCCGCGGCTTCGCCCGGATCGAGATCACCCTGGACGATTCCTCCGGCAAGCGATGCGACACGACCGGCCGCGACTGGTCGCCCGGGTTCTACGTCTACATGGCGGCCTCGTCCTGGCACTGGATACGCCCCATCCCGATGCGAGGGTTTCAGGGATTCCGATACGTTGACTATGGGGCGTCCGCCGGCCCCGGTGGGAACATTCGCCTCAACGGCCACAACCACGAAGTACTCCTCGCCGGCGGCTGGCGAGACTTGCGGCCCCGCTCGTGCCGCGTCTGCGGCTGCACCGACCAGTTCGGGTGCTCACCGCCGCGGGGCCCGTGCCACTGGGTCGAGCAAGACTTGTGTAGCGTCTGCGAAGAAAGGACCTCCGGCCGATGAAGCGACCCGATCTCTCCCATATCGCGGCGCCGCTGCGGGCGATGGCGAAAAGGTAACCAGGAGAAGCACATGGCTTTGACGGGCAGGATGGCGTTTATGTCGCGGGCGACCGCGCGGGAGCCGGCGGCGCCGGCGGACCGCGAATGGATCGTGGACTGCTTCGCCGGTGCCGGCGGGGCGTCCCTGGGCATCGAGGCCGCCCTCCGCGTCTTGCCTGTCGAAGATCTCTATCACGAGCACCGAGATGCCCTTCAGAAAACGATGGAACCCGCGCCCAGCGTTGGTGCCGTTTCGGACCGCCACGTGGCTCGGGCGCTCTCCTACCTCGTCGTGTCCTGGCAGGGCCTCAACGGCACGGCCGGCACCCGCAACTACAACCAGCAATGGTCGGTCCGGTGGTCGGCGTCGGGTGGCCGCTGGGGCTGGGCCCGCGTGCCTGAGACAATTCCCTGGTGGCACCAGCGATTGAGGACCGTGACTGTTCTCTGCCGCGACGCCTTCGGCCTCCTGCCCCTGGTGGTCGACCAGCCCGGAACCGCGATCTACCTCGACCCGCCATACATTGCAAAGAGCGATAAATATCTTCACGACTTCACCGACCAAGATCATGCCCGTCTGGCCGCCCAGTTGGCCCGTTTCCGGCGGGCCAGGGTCGTGGTCAGCTATTACGACCACCCGGAAGTGCGGCGACTCTATGCGGGATGGACGATTCGCCCCATCTCCTCGGCCCGCAAGAACCTCGTCCACTCCGCCAGAAACGGGAAACTGGGCCGCGAGGTCGCACCGGAGGTCCTGATCATGAACGGGCCATCGTTGGTACAGGCTTCCTTGCTGGAAACCGCCCATGCCGACCGATGACGACTTTCTGATTAGCGACATCCTCGGCGAGCGGCCAGGCGACGAACTGGAGACCGAAGCCATGCCGGCGGCCAGAACCCTGCGACTCTCCCCGCGGAAACGCCACGAGCGGGTCCTCCGCGAGCAGGCCCTCAGCCAGGTGATCGGCGCCCCGCCGGTTGCCGGCGAATCGATCCACGTCGTAAGCGAGGCCCGGTTCGATTTCTGGACCTGGGTGCCGGTGATGATCGGCTGGATTGGCGGCCGCACGGAGATCCTGTACTGCTCGACCTGGACCCTTTCGCGGGCCAACGCTGTCGAGATGTTTCAGCTCTGGGACACCGGAGCCATCGGCGTGGCCCACTTCCTGACCGGTACATACTTCAAGCGCCGGGAAACGGCGGTCTACGCGATGCTGCTTCAGGGCATCCGCGCCAGGGGCGGCCGGTACCGGGCGTTTCAGAATCACGCGAAAGTCCTGCTGCTCGACAACGCCGGCACGGGCGTGTGGCTGACGGTGGAGGGGTCCGCGAACCTCACCTCCAACCCACGGTTGGAGCAGTACGTTTTGACGAATGACCGGGGACTGTACGAATTCCACCGCGGATGGATGGAGGAAATGTTCCATGCCCGTGCCGCCGGTGACGCAGCAAAAAGTGATCCTGCTTCTGGTCTCGGGATTATCTGAGGACCTTGTGATATCCGCATGCATCGAGAATTTGGGACTTGCCGAACCCGACGCACGGGCCGCCTACGCGGAGGCCCGGCGCCGGGTGGTCCTGGCCGCCGAGTACCACCCCGACGAAGAGCTGGGCCGGGCCATCACCCGCCTGAACGATCTCTATGCCCGGAGCCTCAAGATCCAGGACACGAAGACCGCCCTGGCGGTCCAGCGGGAACTCAACCGCCTCCTCATGCTCGATCGGATGCCCACTTATCCGCCAGGGGCCCAGCCGGAAATAACACAGGATGCCGAGGATCTTACGGCGGCCCGCCGCCACCTCGAGGCCCTTAACCTCGCCCCGGCCGGCACGGGCCTGGCAGAACTCGCCAGGCTGGTGGTGGGCCACGTCATCGACCTGGTGGGCCGCCGTGGCACGAAAAAGTAACTCCATGACCCGAAAGACCAACAAGCAGAAATACACGCAACGCAAGGAGCAGGCCCGCGCCGACAATGCCCGACAGGCCGCCGCGGGGCAGGACATCGGTGCCATGCCACCTGTCAAGAATCCGGCCCGCAGGGCCGCGGCCGCAGCTTCCTTGCGTGTGTTCTGCGAGACCTACTTTCCCGGTGTGTTCTACGATCCGTGGAGCCCCGACCACCTCACGGTTATTGCCCGTCTCGAAACCACGATCCGGCACGGCGGCCAGTTCGCCCTGGCCATGCCCCGCGGCAGCGGCAAGTCCGCCTTGTGCGAAGCGGCGGCGCTCTGGGCCATCCTCTACGGCTATCGGGGCTACGTCGCTCTGATCGCGGGCAACCAGACCATGGCCAACGAGAGTCTCGAAAATATCAAGACCTCTTGCGAAACCAACGAGCTCCTTCTGGAGGATTTCCCTGAGGTGTTGTATCCGATCCACTGCCTCGAGCGCATCGTCAATCGGTCGAAGGGGCAGAAGTACCTGGGCAAGCATACCTATGTCCGATGGAAGGACCGGCAGGTCCAGTTCCCCATGATCCCCGGCTCGAAGGCGGCCGGGGCGATCCTGGCCACCGCCGGCATGGAAAGTGCGGGGATCCGCGGTTTGCGGGTTCAGCTCGGCGACGGCACGTTGCGAAGGCCGGATCTCGCGATCATCGACGACCCGCAGACCGACGAGTCCGCGGTCTCGGTGGGGGAATGCGAGAAACGGGAACGCCTCTTGACCGGAGCCGTGCTTGGCATGGCCGGGCCGGACCGGCGGATCGCCGCCATCATGCCGTGCACGGTGATCCGCAAGGGCGACCTCGCCGATACGATCCTCGACCGCGCCAAGCACCCCGAGTGGCACGGGCAGCGCATGAAGCTGGTCTATGTGTGGCCGCGCAGGAAAAAGGATTGGGACCGGTATGCGGAGCTCTTGCGCGATGAACTCACTGCCGACGGCGATGGGACCCAGACCACGGCGTGGTACGCTCAGCGGCGGGCCCGGATGGATCGGGGATGCCGCGTGGGATGGGAAAGTCGCTACAACCGGCAAGGCGTCGAGGACCTGCCGGCCGAGATCTCCGCGATCCAGTTCGCCTATGACATCTTGATTCTTCGCGGCGAAGCGGCGTTTGCCGCGGAGTACCAGAACGAGCCGATCCTCGACGAAGCGCCCAGCTCGCTGGTTCAGCCGCCGGACGTGATCGCGGCCCGCGTCTCGGGCATTGCCCGCGGCAAGGCGCCCCTGGCCGCGACCCACCTGGTCGCCTTCATCGACGTGCACAAGGAGGTCCTGTACTGGATGGTGGCGGCCTGGGCCGACGGGTTCACGGGGTCGATCATCGACTACGGCACGCATCCGGATCAGGGCCGGCGCTACTTCACCCAGCGTGACGCCCGATCCACCTTGGGCCGTGCCGCCCCCGGCGCCGGACAGGAGGGCGCCCTGAAAGCGGGTCTCGACGCCTGCATTGCGAAGATCCTTGTCCGCGAGTGGCGGCGGGAGGACGGGGCGGCGATGCGCATCGAGCGGTGCCTCATCGATGCCAACTGGGGCCAAGCCACGGACCTGGTGCACGCCGTATGCCGCACCTCGATCCACGCCGCGACGCTCAGTCCGTCGCACGGCAAGTATGTCGGGGCGTCGAGTCGGCCCTTTTCCGAGTACACCCACCGCCAAGGCGATCGGGCGGGGCCGCACTGGCGGTTGCCCAGCCTGGCGGGCCGGCACCGGGTCACGAGGTATGTGCTGATCGATACGAATTTCTGGAAATCCTTCGTCCACGCCCGCTTCGCCGTGGCCCCGGGCGATCCCGGAGCGCTCACGCTTTATGGCCGACCGGGAACGGATCATCGGCTCCTGGCCGACCACCTCACGAGCGAGAAACCTGTCTCGGTCGTGGCCGGGGACCGGGTGGTGGACGAATGGAAACTGCCCAAGGGCGACAACCACTGGCTCGACTGCCTGGTGGGCTGCGCCGTGGCGGCCAGCGTGGCGGGTACCCGGATGCCGGGCGAGACCGCGGGGAAGTCGATGGACGGGGGACGGAGGACGTATAGCCGGGAACAGTTGGCGGGAAGACGAAGGCTTTGAAAAAGTGACGAAGTGACGAAGTGACGGAGTGACGGAGTGACGGAGTGACAAGCCCCCGCGGGTACGCGGGGGTGGCCACGTGATGAAAGGAAAACACATGAAGGTATTGAGAGCCGACTTGAGGTTTGAGTTGCCGGACGGTTGGGAAGGGATGACCGTGGTGGAGGCGTTCCAGGAACTCGTGAAGTACATGGTCGAGCACGCCGGCGAGGGTCGAATCGTGACGCGGCCCTTGGTGCCGAACGAGTGCAACCTCTGGAAACGGTTCTTGCATGAACGCGACCACGGAAACCGGCTGGTGGCCGAGATAGGCGTTCATGAACTTCGGGGTAACGGTTGGGAAGATGTTCTTCCCCCGATCTGAACCGTGTGACGGAGTGACGGAGTGGCGGAGGGATGGATCATGCCGATGGAGAGTCGTGTTGATAAAAAGATCCGCGACGGCCAATTCGAGTCTGACATGGCGGCGGCTCGCGGGATCCACCAGGCGTTGAACGATGCGGTCGTTGCGTTCGTCTCGCCGTCAAAACCGTTTCCGGCCGCGGGGCGCGAACTGCATTTCCTCTGGCCCGGTTGCCAGCGACGGACTTCGAGGCGAAGGCGCTGGCAGAACAAGGAGACCCTTCATGGATAGGCGCAAGGAGATCCGGGGCGATCATGTGCCGCCGCTGCGATCCAAGGCGCGGCCGGTTCGGTCGGGCATCCACCCGGCGGAGGAGGGGCCGGACGGTCTTCCGCCGATCGTCCCAGGCGCCGACGGGGAGGCACGGCCGGTCGGCCTCGAATGTCCGCGGTGTGGCGGGCGGTGGTTCGAGGTGGTGTATACCCGGCCCGTCTCAGGCAACCGGATCCAGCGCCGTCGGGAGTGCAAGCATTGCGGCCGGCGGATGACCACGGTGGAAAAAACAGTGTGACGAAGTGGCGGAGTGCGGATTGAACAATAGAAAAGGGGACTAAAATGTACGATACTGTGACATATCACAATGTTACCTATCTGCCCGCGGAATCCGAATCGCTGTGGCGAGCGGTGTCGGTCCGCCACTGGGTCGTTTCCATTCGCGCCTTGTCGAGTGGTCTGTGGCAGACTTGGGCGGAAAAGTACATGCAAAACAATAAAGGCTTCGCCAACAGTCGGGAAGGTGATTCACTTTGGGACAGCCTGAGTCGGGTCGTCATCGAGGTTATTGTTCCCGTTGAAGCGGCAGAACAGGTGGACCCGAACGGCCCGTACTTCGACGTCTGCCGCACCGACATGGTCAACGCTGATCTCTCGGCGATCACCGACCGGCTGGATCCGAAGGGCCGGTATACCTTGTTGGAGGTTGGACCTGTAAAGATCGACATACCAGCCGGTATCGCTTTTTGGTTCGACAAGGCGGTTGGTTCCGATTCGGTGCTCAATGCGGGTGACAGGGTGTACTGGGACTCGGTTTCCAGACGTGCCACGGCGGATGCGGCAGACCATACGAAACTGGGTATAGTTCTCAGGGATGCCGGCAGCTTAGACACGATGGTGATGGTAGGTTGTTGGATGGAACCCTCAACCCAGGAACCTCCTGCACCCGACACCCTTCCGGCCTAGTCTTGGCATGGGGCATGTTTGGCATGTAACTTCGTCACTCCGTCACTCCACCCCCGCGCACCCGCGGGGGCTTGTCTTGACTCCGTCACTTTCCGTGTCCCGTCAAACCAATTCCCTTCCCCCCGCGCTGTATCGGTAGAGATGATTTCGCATCCGATCTATACCAGTGTACCCCATTTACCCACGTCGCCCATCCATCCCCGCCCCCTCGGTTACAATGGTCCCCGTGAGATGATGTGGGTCGCGGGGTGGGCCAGTGGCCGGCCGTGGGCCTCATAAACCCGCTACACAGGTTCGACTCCTGTCCCCGCTACCAAGGGAACGGATTTATGGCTGACGAAGACCTTACCGAGACGATCGCCGACAACGCCGCCGCCCCCGCCTCCGTTTCCGGCGACGCGGGGTCGATGACGCAGCACAACCTCACCGACCTCATCGCCGCCGACAAGTACCTCGCGTCGAAACGGGCCACCTTGCGACCCCACGACTGTCTGCGCCGGGTCCGCCTGGTCCCGCCGGGAGGGGCCTGATGGTCATGCTGGGCGCCACGCTGCCGAGGGGCCAAGCCCGCGAGTGCGACGGGTCCCGCCGTGAATCCCGACGTGCCGCCGCCCTGAAGAACGGGCCCGGCGCGTTTCGTATCGTCCAGGGCCGATACGACGCGGCCAGGACAACTTTCGAGAACCGCCGGCATTGGGCCGAGGCGGATTACCTCTCGGCCGATTCCGCCGCCAACCCCGCGGTGCGCCAGATCCTCCGGGCCCGGGCCAGGTACGAAGTCGCGAACAACTCCTACGCCCGCGGCCTGGTTCTCACCGTGGCCAACGATCTCGTAGGCACCGGCCCCCGGCTCCAGATGCGGACCTCGAGCGCCGAAGCCAATCGCGAGATCGAGCGCCAGTTCTCCTCGTGGTGCGACGCGGTCGGTTTCGCCGAGCTGCTTCGAACGATGCGCGTGGCCCGAGCCGAAGACGGCGAGGCGTTCGCGCTCTTGGTCACCAACAGCGCCCTCGACCACCCGGTCCAACTGGACCTCCGACTCATCGAAGCGGACCAGGTCTCGACGCCCGGCTTGATGTGGGGCGTGCCGGGAGTGGTCGATGGCATCCGGTTCGATCGGTTCGGAAACCCCGTGGAGTATCACGTCCTCAAGAGCCATCCCGGCGACATGTCTCGTTTCTCCTCGCTCGAGTACAATCGCGTGCCGGCGGGCCGGGTCATTCACTGGTTCCGCCGGGACCGGCCCGGCCAGTCCCGTGGCTTGCCCGACCTCATGCCCGCCTTGCCGCTCTTCGCCCAGCTCCGCCGTTACACCTTGGCGGTGCTTGGGGCGGCTGAGGCCGCGGCCAACAACTCCATCACCTTCGAGACCTCGCTGCCCCCCGACCAGGTCGCGGCGGGCGGAAGCGATGACGCGGGCCTGGGCGGCACCACGCTGGAGCTCGAGACGGAACGGAGCACCGGCGTGTTCCTGCCCGAGGGGTGGACGTCGAAACAGATGGTCGCGGAGCAACCCGCCACGACCTACGCCATGTTCAAACGCGAGATCCTGTCCGAAATCGCCCGGTGCTTGAACGTGCCGTTCAACGTCGCCGCTTGCGACTCGTCCTATTCCAACTACGCGTCGGGCCGGCTCGATCACTTGCTGTACCAGCGCTCGATCAAGATCGAGCAGGGCCACCTGGCCCGGATCGGTCCCGACCACGTGTTCGAGTCCTGGATGGCCGAAGCGACCCTCGTCGACGGTCTCCTGCCGCAAGGGGCATGGACCGAAGAGAATGATCCGCATGAATGGATGTGGCCCGGCATCGAGGAGAACGATCCCCGGTGGGCCGCGGCCGAAAGCGAACAGGTCCAGGCCGGCCTCCTCACCGAGGCCCGGTACTACGCGCGCCGCGGCTACGACTGGGAAGGCGAAGTGGCCCAGCGCAAGCGCGAGATGGAGATGAGGACCGCCGCCGGGTTGCCGCAACCCTGGGACAAGCGGGCCGCCACGCCGGCCGCGGCGGATCCCACGCTCGACGAGCCGCCGCCCCGGAACCGCGAACAAGCCGAGGCCCCGGCGAAAAAAAGGTGACAAAGTGACGAAGCGGCGAAGTGACGAAGTGACGAAGAAAAACGGAAACGGCGCCAGCCCGCTTCCCACCTTGTCACTCCGTCACTCCGCCACTGCGTCGCTGCCTTCCTACATTGAGGCCGCCGTTTCACCGCCGTCGGTCATCGAGATGGTCGGCCCGGTCAACCTCGAGGCCGCGGCGCCCGTAGAGGCCGGTTCCTCGGCGCCGGCGAAGGCGCGGAAGTTCAGCATGGAGGCCTATTCGGGCGGGCCGATGCGGGTCGGGTTCTGGCGGCATCCCATCGTCCTCGACCTGGCGGGTCTCACCCTGCGGGCCGGGGCGAAGATTTACCTCGACCATGACCGGTCGGCGCGGGTGGGTCACGTCGACGCCGTCGAGAACAACGGGGAGCGGCTGACCGTTCGAGGCGTGGTCTCGTCCACGTCGGCCGCGGCCCAAGAGGTCTGTGCCGACGCCGACAACGGATATCCGTGGCAGGCCTCGGTCGGGGCCACGGTCGACGCGGTCGACTTCATCGCCGAGGGGAGTTCCGTGAAAGTGAACGGCCGCGAGATCCAGGGGCCGGCCAACGTGGCCCGCAAATCGAGCCTGGCCGAAGTCAGTTTCGTGGGCAACGGCGCGGATGAACACACCAGCGCCACGATCGCGGCCACCAGAGCCGCCAACCAAGGAGACATCACAATGACTTTCGAGCAATGGCTGAAGGCCAAGGGCTTCGAGGACTCCTCGAAGCTCAGCGAGGCGCAGCACAGCGCGCTGGAAGCGATGTGGAAGGCGGAGAAGCCGGCGGAGAAGCCGGCGGAAACGCCGGCGGCGCCGGCGGCGAAACCCGTCCAGGCCTCGGCGTCGACCGACATCGACGCCGTCATCGCCCGGATGAAGCGCGAGAAGTCGATCCGCGACATGGGCGTCCGCGCCCTCGAGGCCTCGGGCAACCCCGAGGCCGGCGACGCGATCAAGGCCACGATCGACCAGTCCATCGCGGAGGGCTGGGAGATGCCCAAGATCGAGCTCGCCCTGGTGCGGCTCGGCCGGGCCCCGATTCCGCCGGTCCAGGATTTCGCCCCGGCCGGCAATGAGATCGAGGCCGCCCTGGCCATCGCCGGCGGCCTGGGGAACCTCGAAAAGCGGTTCCACCCCGACGTGCTGAACCGGGCCCAGTCCCATTTCCCGCGCGGCTTGTCCCTGGTCGACATGCTCGTCGTCCAGGCCCGGGCGCATGGGTGGACGGGCCACACGATCCGAGGCAATCTCCAGGCGATCCAGAGAGCGGCGTTCATGCCGCGCGACGTCCAGGCCGGGTACTCCCTGGTGGACACCGCGGGCATCCTCTCCGCCACTGCGAACAAGTTCCTCCTCGAGGGCTTCTTCCAGGTGGAGCGGACGTGGCGCAACATCTGCGCCGTGCGCAACGTCCCCGACCTGAAGACCATCACGTCGTATCGGCTCATCGGAAAGGACCAGTACGAAGAGGTGGGTCCGACCGGTGAACTGTACCACGGCACCCTGGGCGAGGACACGTACACCAACCAGGCCAAGACCTACGGCCTGCTGTTGGACATCACCCGCACCGACATGCTCAACGACGATCTCGGCGCCATCACGACCGTGCCCCGCAAGCTCGGCCGCGGCTCGGGTCTGAAGATCAACGACGTGTTCTGGAAGACGTGGCTGCTGAACGCCAGCGGCACGTTCTTCTGCACCGGCAACAAGAACTACATGGCCAACTACACGTTGAGCATCGACAACCTCACGCTCGGCGAGATCGGGTTCATGGACATGGTCGACAAAAGCGGCAAGCCGACCGGGGTCATGCCGTCGATCCTCCTCGTGCCCACCGCCCTCTCGGCCATGGCGACGGCCCTCTTCAAGTCGCAGGACATCCGCGACAACACGGCCTCCTCGAAGTACCCCATCGCCAACACGCACCAGGGCAAGTTCCGGCCCGAAGTGAGCCGGTACCTGTCCAATACGACGTACACCAATGCGTCGTCCCTGGCGTGGTACCTCTTGGCCAGTCCGAGCGACCTCGCCGCCATCGAGGTCGCGTTCCTGAACGGGCAGGAGGCGCCGACGATCGAGACCGCCGAGGCCGCGTTCAACACGCTCGGGATCCAGATGCGCGGCTACCACGACTTCGGCGTGGCCCTCCAGGACCCGCGCGCCGGGTACATGTCGAAGGGCGCGGCCTGATCGACGATCGGCCCGGGCCCGCGGGGGCTACCCTTTCACCCCGCGGGCCAGGACTTTCAGTGCGGCCTGAACTGAACAAAATGGAGGTTCAACCATGTCGAACCTTTCGCAGTACCTCAAGGAGGGCGAGGCCGTCGACCATACCCCGGTCGGGGCCCTCGATGCGGGCAGCATCGTCCAGATCGGGTCCCTGTCGGCTTACGTGCCGCATGACGTCGCGGCGGGCGCCCTCGGGGCGGTCTACACCAAGGGCGTGATCCGCGGCCCGTTCGTGGGCGGCGTCGCGAACGTCGGCGACAACGTGTGGTGGGACGCGACGGGCACGCCCTACCTTGGCGCCGCGAACGGCGCCTTCACCTGCAACGCGGCCGCCGGCGACTGGTGGGTGGGCACCCTCGCGGCCGCGGCCGTGGCGGCGAGCGCGGAGTGCGACATCGCCCTCAACAAGCGGAACCCCGCCTTGCCCGCGTGGCCCGACCGGAAACATTTTCTGGTCATCGATGACACGACGCTCACGGAAGCGGATCATTCCGGCGGCGTGATCCACGTCAAGAAGAACGCCGGCACGAGCGTGACGATCACGTTGCCGGCGGGTCTCGGTGGGATGGAATTCATCATCCAGAACGACGAGGCCGACGCCGGCAACTTGTGCCGGGTCGATCTGGACGGAACCGAGATCATCCGCGGCGCCAACCTCACCATCGCCAACGGCAAGCTCGCGGACAACACCAAGCTCACCAGCATCCGGGGCGACTACCTGCACCTGGAGTGCAACGTCGCGGCCACGGCGTGGCGCTGCGTGGCGAAGCGGGGGATCTGGGTAACGAATTAGAGACATCGCACCCCTTCGACTGAGTCGTAACGGGTGTTGAGGTTCTGAAGGTTTCAAGTGAACGGGACAACGAAACGATAGGAGACTGACATGTCGAACCTTTCGTATTACCTCAAGCGGGGACGCGAGATCGATCACACGCCCGCCACGGCCCTCGATGCGGGCAGCATCGTCCAGATCGCCTCGCTGTCGGCCTACGTGCCGCACGACATCGCGGCGCTCGCTTTGGGCAGCGTCGTCGTCGACGGCGTGATCCGCGGTCCCTTTGTCGGCGGCTACGCCAACGTGGGCGACAACGTGTGGTGGGACGCCAATGGCACGCCCTACGGCAGCGGCGCGACCACCGGCGCGTTCACCTGCAACGCGGCGGCCGGCGACTGGTGGGTGGGCATCCTCGCCGCTCCGACCGCGACGACCGACACGGAATGCGACATCGCCCTCAACGTGGTCAACCCGGCGCTGCCGGCCTGGATCGGCCGGACCCACTTCACCTACGCGACCGACACCAACTTCGTCGAGGCGACCCACTCGGGCGGGGTGGTCCATCTCACGAACGATGGCGGCCACGACACCAAGCTCGCCCTGATCACCGCCGTGGTCGGCATGGAGATCATCGTCGTCAACGACGGTGTGGACGCGGTCGACGGTCCCAAGGTGGTGCTGAGCGGTACCGAGACGGTCATCGGCGCCAACCAGACCGCCGGGGCCGGTACCACGCTGACGAACACGGCCGGAACGGCGAAACGGGGCGACTACATCCACCTCGTCGCCGAGCTGGCGGGGACCGCCGGGGTGTGGCGCTGCGTGGCGAAGCGCGGCACCTGGGCCGCGGCGTAAGGAAGTGACAAAGTGACGTAGTGACGTAACTGCGTCACTACGTCGCTTTCTTGGAGGTCTGGAATGCCCGACGTTCTGGAACCCGCTTCGGCGTGGCTCGCCGCCAAGGTCATGGCGTGGCGGAGCCGGACCGTGAGTTACTGGCGGGGCGATGATGCGGCATCGATCCTCGCCGTCCAGGGCCGGAGCGACTGGCCCGTGGTCGAGGCGAGCGGGGCCCAGATCATGCTTCAGACCCGCGACTACCTGGTGCGGGCCGACGACCTGGAGACCATGCTGGGCGCCGGCGCCCGGCCCGAGGCGGGGGACCGCGTCGTCGAGGCCTCCGGCGAGGCGTTCGAGGTTCGCGCCCCCGGCGGTCAGCGGCCGTGGCGGTGGAGCGACGAGTACAACAAACTGTTGCGCATCCATACCACGCGGGTCGAGGCGGGTGCGTAGCTGTCCAACAGGCGGTCCAAGAAACGGAGATCTCGCATGTTTGCCGACGCCGCGACGCAGTGGGAACCCGTGCTTCAGTACGGTGCGTTTGGCCTGTGCGTTTTTCTTGGTTCGGGTTTCTTCGCGCTGACCTGCCTCCTCCTGCGTGGGCACAAGGAAGAGCGACAGGCCCTTGTCGCCACCCTCGACCGGCAGGCCGCGGTTCTGCTGACTCTTTACCAGGGCAGTCAGCGGGCGCTGGATAACAACACCGTCGCCCTGGAGCGGATGAGCGCCGCCCTCGGGGACCGGCCGTGCCTGGCCGCTGACTCACGTGTCAAGCGGGGATGAATTCATGATCTCCACCCATGCCCAGATCGCCGCCGCGGTGGTGACCCTCCTCGAGGACGGCACGTGGAGTCTGCCGTTCACCACGGAGCGGGCGGTCAAAGGCCTGGTCTATCCCGAGACGGCGAAGGATCTGCGAAGCATTGTGATGGAACGGCGGTCCAGCGGGACCTGGTCGGGCCGCCGTCAAGAGGCCGAGACGTACCTGGTGGACATCCTTTTCGCTCAGCGCCCGCTCGACGCCGACGGCGGCTCGGAACTGACCCCGGCCCGGGCCGACGCGATCGGCGCCCTCATCGAAGAGGTGCGCCGCGCCTTTGCCCATCGCATCCTGGCGATCGCGGCGGGCCGTGCCGCTTGTGTCGCGTGGGCCGTGGACCAGGAATCGCCGTGGATCGCACAACCGATCGTCGAGGCCGGCGTGCTGGTCCAGGTCTTGACCCTGACGTTCGGGCTGACCGTCGTTACCGCGCCTTAGGAGCTTGCCATGATCTTCAAAACGCTGTCCTTTGCGTTGTCCGACGATCCCTCCCCGCAGGAAGTGGTGGCGGCCGTCGCCGGCAAGGAACTCTGGGTCGTGTTCCTTGACCTGGAGATCGCCGAGGGCGCCACGGCCGCCCTATACTCCGCCGCCGTCGCCATCAGCCATGTGGTGGGCAAGTCGCGCGTGTGGCCGCCGTTCATGGTCGAGGGCGTGGGGGGACTCCGGCAGGGCTGGTGGTGCAAAACGGTCCGGGGCGAGGCGCTGAACATGCTCGTGGACGGCGGCGACGTGAAGGGGCTGGTGGGATACTTAGAGGTGTAGTGCATGGCGACGCGAACCTATGACGCTCACGCAAGCACCGACCTGACGAATGTCGGGGCATACGCGGGAGGCGTAGTGCCGCTGGACGGCGACACCATCGACGCGACCGTGACGACGGCCCCGGCCGTGCCGATCACGGCGGCGGGTACGTACCACGTCAAGTATTCGGCGGGTCTGGGTGCGTTCAACCCCGCCCTCTTCGTCGCGGCACCGGCGATACTGGGGACGGTCACGCTTGCTCCGTCAGGTCGGGCGACGCTTCCCGCCGCCATCACCTGTACAGGCCTGGTCTATTCGTCCGGTCTCTTGGCATGCGCCAGTCCCAGTACCACGATCACGGTCGGCGCGGGCGGCGTGGCGGCGGCCGCCCCGGAGGGATGGACCGGGGCGTTAAAGATCGCCTTCACGGTCGATGCGGGGTTCTGGTTTACGGACACAGGCGCTACTCATCTGTATGCACCCCGCCTGATCATTCCGGCGGGCGTGACGGTGACGCAGGGCAACGCCGGTAGCATTTGCTCCGGCCTCACCATTGCAGCTACGGGCGTTTACACCAACAGCGGTAATGACCAAAGTTTGTCCATCTATCCCGACGCCGACGATGCGGCGTTTCAGAACGCGGGCGCGATGGACTTTGCAGTCCTCATTATGGGTCTCGACCGAATGACCGGAAACTACACCCAGACGACACCGCTTGGGACGCTGACGTTTGCGGGAACCGCAGGAAGCCGCGCGGTTCGCTTCGGCCAATCGACGACGACAGGGCACAGAACTTGGACGTTCGCCACAGATTTCAACATCGGGACTGTCCCGATCACCTCGATCCATAGCCTGGACGCAGTCGCCTGCTCGATGGGCCTCGTGATGGCGGCTGGCGCGAACCTGACGTGCGGGACGATCACGCTGGGATACGAATCCGGCGCCCCCAACGTCCGGTGCGGTAGGCTTACGCTGAACGCCGGAACGCACACCATTGGCGCTCTGGCGGTGGACGCGAATAGCGCAGCCGGTGCGAGCCACCAGGTCAACTACGGGGGACGAGTTGAGGCCTCTGGCACCCAACTGTGGGCTTATGCGTCCGTCGACCTGGGCCACGGCGCCATCATCGCCGCCGACGACATTCTCATCGACGCCGCCGACGTCTTGGCCCTTGACCACACCGGCGCCTGGCTCGTTTCCACGCCGACGAAAACCCTGACCATCGACAACCTGCCCGCCCTGGCGACGCCGATCGCGGCCTGGGGCGGATGCGAGGACGGCGGCAGCAACGCGGAAGGCAGCGTCGTGTTTCACGACAGCGATCCGTCGGATCTCTGCGCGTTGGGCGTAGGCGACTGACCCATAAACAAGGAGACATACTGTGGCAGACCCCACTGTCCGTTACGGCTGGGAAGGCCGGTTGTACTACAACTCGGGCACTCACGACGGGCCGACGTGGGTCGAGATCACGCCCGTCGGCGAGGTCAAGTTCAACGACGATGCGGAGGACCTGGTCCTGAAGCTCCGGTCCGGCGGTCACAAGGTCCACGTCGCCGGCGCCGTCGATCTCTCCCTGTCCTTCTCCATGCTTCACGATCCCGAGAACGTGGCCTGGATCGCCCTCCAGGCCGCCAAGGCAGCCCGCTCGATCATCGAGGTCGCCATCCTGGACCGCGACAAGGACACCGCCAACCCCGTGGGCTGGCGCATGCCGGCCGTGGTGCTCAAGTTCACGCCGGACCAACCCGACAACGGGGAACAGATGGACGCGATCGAGCTCCGCGAGACCCTGGCCGAGGACCCGGCCGAGGCCTGGGGCGAGGCGTAAAACCATTGCGGATTTCGGATTGCGGATTTCGGATTAACAGATATACAACCCGCAATGAAAGGAAACGGCATGCACACCTTCAAGGACGGCGAGGGCCGCGACTGGTCGATCCACTTGACCGTGGGCGTGCTGGAACGGATCCGGCGTGAAGCCGGCGTCAACCTGATGGAAGTCGCCACGGGCGATCTCTGGCAGCGTCTGGTCGACGATCCGGTGCTCCTGGTGAAGGTTCTTGCCTCCGCCTGTGTCCCGGCCGAGAGCCGGGTGGCCTTCGCCGATGCGATGCGCGGCGACGCCTTCGACGGCGGCCTGGCCGCCCTGGCCCGGGACATCCTCGATTTTTTCCCCGGCCTCGGCCGCCTCAAAGCGGCCGAGAAACTGAGAGCGCTCATGCCGGCCCCGACGAGCCCTCGGATCCCTGGCGATTCGTCTGGGCCCTCGCCGGCCGGCTCGGATGCGACCCCTGCAACCGCACCCTGAGAGAGCTGGTATGGATGGACGAGGCCCGAGCCCGCGACGCGTGGAACCACACCGCGGCTCTGTGCGCCGGCATGCTCAATGGTGCTCGTCGCCGCCGCGACGGCAGGTTGTGGCAGGGGAAAGACCTCTATCCGATGTCAGAGACCCGCCGTGGCGGGAATGAGCGGGTAGGGCCCGCGGGCCAGACGCTGACGCGCGACGCGATCCGGGCCATCGCGGGAAGGATGAAACACAAGAAACACAAGTATGGACAGTGAAAGGAAACGCACGATGGGACCGAACTTCTGCCGCGACATGGCGATCTGCTTCGTCCTGGCGATCCTGGTCGGCGTCGCCGCCTTCTCGCTAACCGGTTGCCAGTGGGGCACGATCAAGGAAACGTTTACGCAGACCCCGCAGCAATCCGCCTCGACCGGCGAGGGCAACGCGGAGTTCTGGACCTGGGACCGGGGCCAGTGGATGCGGATGGAACCCGCCCGCGCCGCCCCCGCCTACTACTGGATGCTGAAGGATGGTCACTGGACGATCATCTTTCCGCCTCCGGAAAGGGAGACACAGCCATGAAGACACTCACGTTGTTGCTGATCGTCGGTCTGCTGATCGCCGGATGCGAAGACGCGGCCGTGATGAGCCAGGCGCCGCCTGTAGTCGCTCCGCAGGCGATGCCGCCGGCGGGTCCCGTCGCTATCCCCGAGGGCTACGCCCTTGCCGTGCCCGGGTCCGAGCACCAGTTGACCGATCGGGTGCAGACCCCGGCCACCTCGAGCTATATGGGCGAGGGGGTACGCATCAACCGCGAAGTGACTCACGCCCGCATCTTCACCCCGTTCGGACCCGCTCCGGGCGAAACGCTGTCGAAGCAGCAACCCTCCGATTTCAAACGGGCGGGATCGCCGGCGGTGGCTGTGACGCCGGCCGGGACCGTCGCCGCCCAGGGCGGGGCCTCCGAATTCAAGGGCGGCGGCGGCAATTGGTCCCTATGGGACACCATCAAGCAACGTCTACATGACTGGTCCTTCGGCATCATCGGCATCGGCCTGCTGGTCCTTGTCGGCGGTGCCGCCCTGTGGTTCCTGGTGCCGGCGGTACGCCCCGCGATCTCGTGGATCCTGCGGGCCCTCGCCTCGATCCCGCCCTTCATCGGTTCGATCATCGAGAACGCCCGCGGCAAGGCGAAGGTGGCGGAGGTTGTCAAGCCCTTGGTCGAGGTCATCGACGGCGGGCAGAAGTTTAAGACGTTGCTCAAGGAAGACGCGACGCTGGGCGCCGACGGCAAGCCGGTGCTGTCGCAGGCGGCCAAGGACCTGGTTCTCAAGATGTTCGTGGCCGGCCACGCCGAGGCCCAGGACGGTCCCACCAAGGACGTGGTGGTGGCGGTCAAGGAGGCGGGCAAGAGCGACCCGGTGCCCGCGATCCAGGCCGCCCTGTAGGAGCCGGCCATTGGCTCCGATGAGACGACGCGAGAGGTGATGCGGGCCTTGGCCGAGGCCAACGCCTACGCCGAGGCTCAGGGCTGGGGCTATCGCGGCGACGACGAAGGGGAACCGACATGAAGACGCTGCGGCGGATCCTGGGGGTGGCGGCCCTGGTTGTCCTGGTTGCCCTGTCGCTCGCCCTCGTGGCCGGCTGCTACCAGGATTCGACCTCGCGTGCCCGCGACCTCGCGGCCTCGATGAACGAATATGCGCCGGGCGAGTCATACCCCGGCAAGCCGCACTGGGAGCAGCCGGAGCGTTACCGTTCCTGCGCGCCCTCGAAGTGAGGCATAGTGAGGTTGTTCCAGGGCCGTGACGGCTCTGAAAGGAAATAGATGAGCGATTACACCCCGAAGATTCTTGTGGCCGCGGCGGGGATGGATTCCGCCAAGGCGCGGAGTAACTGATGCCTGACCCCGGACCCAATCCGGTTGAGATTCTCGCTTCCCGCCAACTCGCGGGCGGCAAGGATGCTTTCTGGACCGACGAGTTCAAGGTTGCCGATGACGCCAAGGGCGGACTTCGGATCGCGCCCAAGATAGACGCCACCCAGAAGGCCGACGTTGCGCAGCGCATGCACATCGACTTGTACGCATGGGATGACAAACGCGGCGATTGGATCATGGCGGGCGGCATGGGCTGGCGGGGCGGAGTGGTCGCCGGGAAGGGAGCCGAACCTCCGCCGGACCCGACCCTGACCGTCAACGTGGGTGATCTGATCGGTCGCCGCCTGCGGCTCAGGCTGGAAACGGAAAAGATCGTCAGCCTGAGCATCCAACGCGAAGAGACACTGGGCATTAAAGTGGGTAGCGGACTCGAACACCATTCGGTTGCGTGGGTGCAGAACAAGGTTGTCGATGCGACGTTCGCCGATCACGTACATTGCCCGAGTCTGACGGTGACGGCAGGTGGCTCGCTGACCGTCGCGTACAGTCATAACCGGGGGTCGGGAACAGTCGAGGAGCCCGTCACTTCCGATGACAAAACGAACGTATGGCTTAACAACAGCAACGGCGGCAAGTGGGTGGTGCACCCGAGCATCGGAAACTTTGGCGTGGGTATTGCCGTCGCCGCTGCTGCCGCGACGGGGGCTACCGTTGTGACCGTCACGGCTAGCGTGGAGGGTTGGCTTCGTGTTGGTTTGACGGAATGGTCGGGGATGAACGCCGCGCCCGCAGACGGCACGAGTAGCGCATACGGGAATAGTGCGAACCCTGCCGCCGGGTCGATCACGCCATCGGCCAACGGGGTAGAGGTTGCCATACTGGGCACATATACCAATGAGACTTTGACTCCGGGGACCGGCTGGACCGAGATATACGAAGCCGAGGCCCTGATGCCGTGCAGCGCCGCGTATCAACTGACAACCGGCGGAACGGCCTACAACGCGGGCTGGACCGTGGCATCCGATTGGTGGTGGGCCTGTGCGGTGGCGCTCAAGGAAGCGGCGGCGGCGGGCGGCTCGGCCTACGAGCGGATGTGCGCCGAGAGCATGGGCTACACCGACGCCCCTGTCCGCGTCGCCAGTTTCGCCAGATCCTCGGCCGAGGCGGTCGGCATGACGGATGCGGCGGTCCGTGTCGCCGCGTTCGCCAGGGCCGCGGCGGAGAACATGGGCGTGACCGACGCCCTTGTGAAGGCCGCGGACTATGCCCGGATGTCGGCGGAAACCGTGACGCTCTCGGACGCCTTAGTCCACGTCGCGGACTATACCCGCGTCGCCGCGGAAGCGGAGGGCATGACCGACGCGGCGGGTCAAGCCGCGGCCTACGTTAGGGCCACGGCGGAGGCCCTGGGCTTCACCGACGCGGCGGATCGCATCGTTGCTTTCGTGCGGATGTTGGCGGAGTCGGAGAACATGACCGATCACGCGGACCGGATCGCTGCGTTCGTGCGGACCCTGGGCGAAGCGGAGGGCATGACCGATGCTCAAAGAGCCCAACTGAACCCGCTCGTATCGGCTCTGAACGCTGCCGTCATCTTCCTCATCCTGGAACAGAGGAACAGATAAAAGGAGAAGTTCATGTTTGCGGAACGTCAACGTCTCATCGATGCGGCGGGTCTTGTCGCCTGCTTTCGTCGCCCGCTGGCCGACGCCCTGGGCATCACCGGCTGCGCCGTGGCCGAGCTTCGTGGCCCCGACGGCGAACTGAAGCTGCGGCAGGCCACGAAGAACATGATCACGGACGTCGGCGACACTTACCTCGCCGCCCTCGCCTTCGGCGGCTCCTTATGGACCTACCGGACGAAGACCGGCAGCGGGTCCACCGCCGCGGCCAAGAGCGGCGCGGGCAGCTTCATTGGCAGCGGCGACTACAACGCCGGCTCGGCCCACGCGATGGCCTCGACGTACCCAAAGCTCGACGCCGCGGTGAAGAAGATCCTGGCCACGGGTACCAGCGGCACCCTGGCCATCGGCGACATCGTCCTTTCCGTCACGACCGAGGGCGGATCGACGCCGGACGCCGGGGCGGGTCAGGGCGTGATCGTGCAGGTCACCTCGGCCACCACGCTTTACGTCTCGGTCGCGAGCGGCACCTTTGCCACGGGAGCGGGCCACTATCTGGTTGGGCCCACGCCCGGCACGAACCATCTCGACGGCGTGATGTCCGCCGTCACGGCCATGACCAACAACGTCCGCTTCCAGGCGTTGTACGCCGCGGGCGAAAACACGAACACGATTCGCCGTTGGAGCATCGTGGACAATGCGACCGACGCCGCCGAGGCCGACGCGACCCACACCCTGATGACCTCGGTCTTCGGGGCCGACATCCCCAAGGCCGCTGGCGACACGCTTACGCTGTGGGACGTGATCGTCAACACCGGTACGTAGGAGAAATGGACCATGAGCGATCCTCTGCCCGGTGTGGCCAACATTCTGACCGCGACGATCGTGGCCATCGCGGACGGTTCGCGCATCGTGCCGCCCAGCGTGGTCAACTTCTACGTCATCGCCCTGGCCGGCACGAACGCCGGAAAATGGTTCAAGGGATCGAACCAGACCTGGTCCGCGACCGAGGAGATCGCGGCGGCGGGCAGCCACATCGGACGAGGGCATTGGACCGCGGTCATCCCCGCCATTGCTTGGGTGCAAGGCACCGTCTACGAGCAGTACGCCGAGGAGGCCGGCGGCCTGTCCATCGCTACGCCCGCTTCTGTAAGGCGCATGCCCGAGCCGCGTTTCGTAGCGGGCCGAGGCATCGCCCTGACCGCCATGATAACCGGCGTGAACCTCTACGCCCGTGGCCGGCGTCCGGCCGACGGGTACTGTTGGAACATCGACACCTCGACATGGGAGGCGATGAACATCGCCTATCCCGCCAAGTACGCCATCGGGGCCACGGAGACGCCGGCCGGTTCCTACCGTTACGCCCTCACGGTGCCGGCCTGGGAAGGCCCGGCCGATTACGAACTGGAGTGGTATGAGCGAACGCCTGAGAACGTCGCTCTTAAGACCGATACTCTCCTGGCGGTGACGCGATTCGCCTGGGACGGCGAGAGCGTCATCGTCGAGGCCACCGCGGTCGGGGCGATCCAGGTCGCGGCCGAGGCCGCATTGGCCATGCTCCAGGACTACGACTACGGCCTTATGCCAATCAGGTCTGATACGATCCAGATCGCCGCCGCTGTAGCCGCCATCGCGATCCAGACCGCTCGGATCGGCTCGTCCGCCGTGACCTGGCAGTCGCCCGTGACCCCGACGGGTAAAATCGTCCTCACCCGCGGCGACACCTACATCGGGGCCCGGAGTCTGCCGTTCACGAAAACGAACTGGGTCGGACCCGACTTGGACGGCGCCCCGGCGGTGTTCCGGGTAACGCCGTTGGCCGATTGGCAGGCGGGCACGGGCGTCGCCGCCTTCGAGGCGGCCTGCACGCTGGCCCAGAGCGGCACCACCGTGACGACCACGGTGGAGTTGACCGCGGCTCAAACCGAAGCCCTGGGCAGCGACCCCGCCGCGGCGAACTGGCACTACGCCATCGTGGTCGACGCCCTGGGAGATCCACCCCAAACCCTGACCGTTTTCGAAGGCCCGGCCCACGTGGAGCAGCGGATCGGACCGGCGACATAGACCTGGAACCTGGAAACTTTGAACCCTTTTCTACAGATAGGAGCATGACATGGCTGCCAGCGTAGCACTGACTTACGAAACGAAGCTCACCGTCATCGAGACCCTGGGCGTAAATGTGCCGGACGTCGATGTGGCCAACGCCCGCATCGTACACAACGCGTTCAACACGAACCTCTCCCTGAACGGCACCTCGTCACCGCCCGTGACGAAGGTGGTGGCGACGCAGAAAGCCCTCGCGGCCGGCGTCGGCACCCTCGACCTGACCGCCCTGGTGGGCACCAACGGGGCCGTGGTGGACCTCTCGACCCTGAAGGTCCAGGCCGTCAAGTTCCGAAACCCCTCCACCAACGCCAACGCCATCACCGTCACGTTTGGCGCCGCGAACCCCTACCTGTTGGGCGGGGCGGCGTGGAAGTTCATCCTCGAGCCGGGCATGGAGATCGTCGTGTACGGCAACGACAAGACGCCCGACGTCGACTCCACCCACAAGAACATCGACCTGGCGGGCACGCTGGTCCAGGCCCTCGACGTCGTGATCGTGGCGGGTTGACCGAAAAGAAGTCTCACGCAAAGCCGGTCGCCGCGGCGACCGTGAGCCGCCTGGCCGTTTTGGAGCTTTCCGTGATCACGTTCGCGGTTAAGAAGTGGTTTTTCGACACGGCCCGGGTCAAGGCCCTCCTCGCCCCGGCCGAACAGGCCTATCTCGCCACGGTCGGCGAGTGGGTGCGCAAAACGGCGCAGTGGTCGATGCGCTACCGCAAGGGCCCGTCCTCGCCCGGATCACCCCCCAGTGCGCACCGGCAGACCGGGGCGCTTCTGCGCGAACACATCTATTTCTCCCTCGACCCACAGACCCGCACCGTCGTGGTCGGTGCCTGGGTGTTCCCGCAGGCCGAGGGATGGAACGTGCCGTGGGTCCAGGAACACGGCTGGAGCGGGACCCGCCGCATACGGAACTGGCGGTGGGTCATGGGCATGCGGGGCAGGCAGAGACGTTCCGCCTGGCCTCCGCCGCCCTACGCGGTCGGCGATTTCGCGGTGATTCGGGCCACCACGGTTTTGGCCGACTCGCCCGCCGGCCGCGGCGTGACTCGCATGGCAGGAAACCCCTATAATGCACTGGGCGGCCTGAAGCACTGCATCATCCTCCGCACCCCGGCCCAGGCGGAGCGGGCCACGGCTCTCCGCGAACAGCTCTTCGGGCCCGCGATCCAGACCAAGGAAGTGCATTACCCCGCCAGGCCGTACCTGTCCGCGGCGTGGAGCAAGGCGGTGTCCCTGGGGATCCCCGCCCGGTTCGCCCGCGAGGCCCTGAAGAAGTTCGGGTTGAGGAGAACCGCCTGATGGCCCCCAGCGCGTCCCAGCTCCGCGTCGGCCAGACCTTCGTCGAGATGGGCATCGACCAGGCCTTCCTGGCCGCCGAGTGCGAGAAGGCGAAGGCCCAGGTGGCGAAGATGGCCGGCCAGCTCGGCCCCGCCGCCACGTCGGCCGCGAGTTCCGGAAACTTGCACGAAACATATATCACTGGGGCTATACGTGTCGGCACCCTGACGCGGCTCGTCGCCGGCGGCGCCGAACTTCTTGCCGCTTCGATCCAGATCGGGCAGGGCGACTGGGACGCGCTTCACGAGACCATGAAGACCATGCCGCTCGGGGTCGGCGAAGCCCATAAAGCATTTCTCGCCTTGCGCGAAGTGCTTACCGGTGCCGGCGCCGCCGCCGAAGCGTTCGGCAAGAAGATGGCGGCCCTCGACACACGCATGACCGCACTCGGCGCTCTCGCAAAGATCCGAGACGAACTGGCCGGACACGGGATCGAGCCGCGGCGCGCCGCCATCTTCGCCGCCGCCGACAAGTTGCCGGAAGGACGTGCCCACATCGCGGTTCAGCGCGCTCTCGTCGAACTGGACAAAAAGGAAGCCCAGGAAAGGGCCGATGCGCAACTTGATATCTACAAGAAGGAATTGGCGGAACGCACCGCGCTTCGAGAGCGCAGCGAACTCGACCTCATCCACATCGAGGGCGAGATCGTCGAACGCGGCTACAAGGAACTGCTGGATGCCAACGAGGCGGCCGGCAAGGAAATGGCCCAGCAACTCCAGGCCGCGGGCAACCTCGAAGATCTGTGGCGAAACGAGCACAAGAGCAACGCCGCGTTTCAGTCCGTGACGGAGCTCCAACGCCAGGTCATGATCGCCGGCGCCGGCACCACCCGCGACCCGACCATCGAGGAGTTGAAGGAACTCAATGCGAAGGAAACGGCCAAGGCGGAACGGGCCGACAGGTGGCACCGCGAAATCGTGACCGCCCTGGGCCAGATCGGCAAACCGCAGTAGGAGCGATCCATGTCGTTTCTCGAAGCCGACGGATACCCGAAAGAGACGTGGACGCGCGACGCGGGCCGCACCGCGGTCGATCTCTGGGAGGGGCCGTGGGACGAAGCGTTCGCCCCGCCTTCGACCTATGTCTGCGCCGACGGGGTCACGCTCGTCCTGAACTCGATCCGTACCGACGGGGTCAACAACACCGGCGTCGATGAAGAGGGCAACAATGTGTATCAGTACAAGGAAGTGGAGGCCAACTACGATAACCCGCCTTCTCAAGGCGGCGCGAAGAAAGCCAAGGAGGAAGCCGCAGCGTCCTTCGGCTTGAATCCCCTCGAGTGGTCGGTCGAGGTCCAGTCCAACGTCCAGCACCTCACGCTGCCCCAGCGATGGCTCCGGTGGACCTCCGACGACGAGTTTGTCGGTAAGGACGGGGTGAAGATCTATGCCACGGCGGAGATCGTTGCGACGAAACGCGCCGGCTCGTTGCCCCGCCTAAGCACGATTGTCCCCTTGCTCGGGAAGATCAACAGCGACGCGATGTTCAGCGGAAGCGCCGAGGGGGAGATGGCGATCGGAACCGTCCTCTTCCTTGGACACTCCACCAGCGAGAACCGCGACGAGCAAGGCGAACTCTGGCTGGGGGGCCATGCCTACACGTTGCGCCACCAGGTGATCAACGCTGGCCACTGGTATACCTGCATCACGGCGGGCACCTCGGCGGCCTCCGGCGGCCCGACGACCATTGACGACAACATCACGGATGGAACGGTGCACTGGCGCTACGACGATGAAGGCGCGTGGCACCCCACGGTATCTCTTCGGTTCGCGGTGAGCCCGAACACCTGGAACATGGCGTGGCGAGAGAAGACCGGGGCTTGGGAAGCGTACTACGTCGACAACGGGAACGGTGGGGAAGATCCGTACGAATCAGCAGCTCTCATGGGGTTGCTCGCATGAGTCTACCTGACAAGTTCGACCGTTTCGACGGGAATCGGATCTTGACCGCGGACTGGCTGAACCGCATCGCCGCCGCGGTCGAGAAGCTGCTGCACCTCTCCGTCGCCCCCCCCCTGGAACGGCGCGACGTGCCCGGCGGGATCCTCCTCTCGGTCCAGCAGCAAACCGTTGGAATTCGGGGCGGTTGCGTAGCGGGGGTTCGGAACACCGAAGACGAGGAGTGGGCGGGGTTTGCCGGCAGCGGCGGGCCGCCGCCAACAGAACATATACGAGAGTTCATAAGCCACGTCGTCGCGGTGGAATGCGACCTGGGCGGGGGCGGCGCCACGGTCGAGAAATGGCTGGGCAGCCACGCCTACTCGGCGGGACAGTGGGTCGTCAACGTCGGGGCGAATCTCTACAAGTGCATCACCGCCGGCACCTCGGCGGCTACCGGCGGCCCCACGGGCACCAACGCCGACATCACCGACGGCGGCGCCCACTGGAAGTACTCGGGTGTCGCCCTCTACCTCAAGGCCACGGAAGCGCCGGACACGGCGCCGACGGGGTTTGAGTCGATCGCGTCCGGCCACCGGATCGGCTGGCTGCCGGGCGACGGGACGGAGCCGGTGCCCGGCACGTCGGCGCCCACGCGTTACTTCGACGGCTACCTCATCGAGAACGCCGGAGCGGACGGGGCGGTCAGAACGGCGAGGTTGGCCTGATGGCGGGATGGAACCATGTCCATATCGGGCCGGACGGCCGGACCTCGCTGGCGCGTCACGAGCTCTACACGGAGATCGGGGCCGCGCTGTACGAGCGGGCCAACACGACCTGGCTCTTGGGGGGGGCCGATCCCGACTACCACATGGGTGCTGAGGCCCACGCCCTCGGCTACCTTCCGCCTTGGGCTCACGGTGACCCCGACCCGTCCGTCGAACCCATCGCCCGCGATCCAATCGACATCATCTACAAGTATCGAAACTACCTCGACCGCGAACTCTTCGTGGAATACTACACGAATCTGGGCTACAAGGAAGCCACGCCGCCCCTGCTTTACGTGCAGGGAACCGCCGCGGCGGGCGAGATCAATCTGTTCGAGGACGCCGGGCTGCCCGCGTGGATCACTGTCGTTACCGACATCAGCACCTGGGAAGTTGGCGACACCGTTCAACTGAACCACGCGCCGGTGCTTTGGACGGGCACGATCGTTGCCGTCATTCCCCCCCTGGCCATCCAGGTGAGGTTTGCACCCGGCAGCACCCCCGCCATCGTCAACGCCAACGCGGCCTACGGGGTGTGGAATGCCACAAAGTTCCTGCACGTCGGTATCGTCACGTGCAGCGAATGCGGTTGGACGGTGGCCGGCCCTGACCCGGGACCGGGGGGCTGGACGGTTGACCGCTCGCTTTTCACCGACTTTGAGGCGGTGTGCAACGCCCTGATCTTCTTCCGCTGCCCCTGTGTTTCGTTCGACGGGGACCCCATCGCCAAGCCGATCTACGACGTTTATCTTGGACACCTTTGGATAGGTCCTTCCGAGACCGGAGTACCGGCGGCCGTCCAGTACAACAACCCGGGGGCGACACGATTCGTTGTCTACTTCCAGGCCAAGTTCACCGGCTCTGCCGGCGGCTCGCTGGTCGTTTCGATGTCGCCGGACTTCAACGCCGAAGAAACCCCGCCCGGAGACAGTGCGACCTGGGAGACGCTGGCCACGATTCCCAATCCTGACGACGGGCTGTTCCACTGGTACAAGGCGGAGACGACCAACGCGGACCTGTGGCGGGGTCAGAATCCCGCGATCGACTACCAGGAGGTCGTGCTGCGCCTCGACGCGTCGAGCCGCAGCGCGGGCGATGACATCGCCGTCGCGGACGGTCACGGCTTCTTCGAGTTCAACTGGGCCTACCACGCCTGACCTATCCCATCTCCCCCGCCGCTCTCGTCGCCTTCGCGAGGTCGAGATCGGCATACTCGAGCGTCATGCTGGCCGCGGCATGGCCCAGGACGGCGCGTGCCGTATCCAGGTCGTACCGTGATCTGACCCGGGTCGCCGCGCTATGCCTGAGTTGATGTGGCGTCCACGGCTCGATGCCGGCTCGCTTGCACGCCCGTTTGACCGCCCTGCGGTAGGACGCCGCCGAGTAGGCCTCGCCCGGTGGCCGGCGAGCGGCTCGCCAAGCCCCTGGTCTGCTCACCTTCTTTCGCTCCTGGATCATCGACGCCACGGCGACGGCGGGCGAGAAGATGGGCGACTCGGAGTCGGCACCGATGAGCAGCTCCGCGAGGACTCGCTGGGCCCTGGGACCGATCGGCACGAGCCGCAGGTGCCCGCGGCCCTCGGTCTTGTGGTGGGCTGGCCGATAGACCCACACGTCGCCTTGGCGATCGATGTCCGCCGGCCGCATGCGACAGATCTCCTGGCTCCGCATCCCCGTCAGCCACTGGATCAAGACCATCCGCCACACGATCGGTCTTAGATAAGGCTTGACCCGGTGCACTTCACGCCAGGCCACGGGCCGGCGCCTCGCCACCTCGCGTCCGCCGCGACCCGCCCTCAACCCTTCGACCACCGTCAGCCGCTGGTATAGCGAGGCGTCTATGAGTTCTTCCGACGCGGCCCACCGGAACATTCGCCGGATCTGGTGGACCTGGCGGTTGATCGTGCCTCGAGCCAGGTCCCGCCGATCGGTGCACAGCGTCTGCCTCACGGCCTTGAGCTTCATCGGCCCGAAGTCGTCGATCGGCAGGTCGGCATAGAGCGTCAGCAACGGGCGCATGGAACTGCGGATCAAGAAAACGTCGCTCGAGCGGGGACCGTACCACGTGACGGCGTGGATCATGTAGGCCGCGGCCAGCTCCGCCACGGTCCGCATCCGTTCCTCGGGCGCCGCGACGGCGGCCGGTCCCGCCGCGATCCACTCCGCGATCTTGCGGTGATACGCCGCCTCGGCTTCGGGACTGCGCCACTTGCCGAGATAAAAATCTTTGCCGGCCAGGCGGACCACGGCCTGGCCCGATGCGAGATGCCGGCACATCTTGGGGGTGAAACGATGGCGAGTCAT